CAAAATCCAACTCAACCACGTTCGCCGTTTTCAGGCCGCGCAAATGGCCCGCTGTGGGTTTGGTTAGGGTGATTTCTTTGATTTCGGTATCGCCACGCTTAATAGGGTTAACCAAGGTAATTACTGTGTTTTTACTCATAGGGCTTTGTCTCTATAAAAAAGCCCCGCGGGCGACTAGCCGACGGGGCGAATAATGAAAAAACTATCCAGGTTAATAAGCCAGGGGCTTATTGTGCTAATGCCTGGCGGATCTCTTTGTTGCGGTCTTTGCCGTTAACGCGAAACACGTTGTTCATCTTATCGATATGAATGATTTCTTTGCCATCAAGTTCAAAGGTGTAAACCTCGACCGCAATTGAAAACTTGGTCGTGGCTTCTTTTTCTGGCTCAAGCTCGTTAAATTCAACGCCTTTCCAGTAACCTTGCATTTTAACGACTAAGGTCGAAATCTTGTCGCCGACATCGAGCGCGCCGCGCAAGGTGAGGGTTTCTTCACGGCTTGAACGGCTACCGATAAGATCCAGCACCATAGATGAATAATCGCTAATCGTGATATCCGACTCTAACTTTTCCAGCTTGCCGATATCGCGTTCGATATCACCAGCCACGCCAGCCAGCACCATATCAACGGTTTTTGAAACCACTTTAGGCAAAGTGGCTTTATTGGCGATACCTGCAAAACTGGTTTCTTTGATGAAACAGTTAATGTCGGTAACGATAGTGGGTAATTTAGCCATGTAAACAGGCTCCTATATTGAATGAATGACGCTATCGATTAGCTGAAAATGGCTTCGTTGTAACGGTCGGTTACATGCTGACGGAAGGTCATGCGCTCGGCGACATCATAGAAGCCTAAGTCATAATCCCAATACACTTGGCCCGTACCAATCGCCGCGACGTTCAGTTCGTTATCAAGCCAGCATTCACCGCCTGAAATCACGCTACGACTAATTAGACGGCGCAACAGGTTATTAACGCGGTTTTTAACCCCGTCGACATAGCCCTTTGTCACATTGCGATCAAGCATGGCTTGGTGTGCATACAAGATTGAATCACCGACGATATAGCGGATCCGTTGGTGCGGTAACATAGTGCCGTTGGTTAAACGGTTGCCCCACAAGAACCAGCCGCCTTGCTGATTAACCGCCACAGTAACGTGTTGCTGGTTGTATAAGTTCGCCTTGCTGGTTGAACTGCCAATCGCGTGATCAATGGTTTCAACCGTGCGCAATACCCCGTAAATCTTACGGTTTGACGGGCTGTTCCAATAACCTTCTTCGTTATCGACACGGGCAATCACGCCCGCCACAGTGGCTGACATAAAGCGTTCAACTTCTTGCTTGGCCACTGCATCAAAGAACACAAAGCCGCCATTTAAGAAATAGGCTTCATCATAGTTAGCCGCCTGGGCGATCACCGCCGAATAGCCCGCCGTGTGGTCGCCGTCAATCAATGGCGTTCCGTTTAGCTTCTTAGCGATAGTTTCAAGCTCTGCACCCACGCCAGGTAAATAACTGAACTCAGGGGCAATCAGCAAGCGCGGACGCAAACCTAACACCGCTTCAGCCGATAACAGCGCCTTAAGCCCGGTAAACTTGTTGGTTTCGTTGTCGATAGTCCCGACTACCGCGGCAATCTGATCGGCTTCGATAGCTTCTTCAGCCACACGAACCACCACAACCAACGCGCCGCCTTGGCGGTAAATGTCTTCTAACGCTTCACGCAACGAACCCGACACGCCCGCCTTGGCCATGAATGATTCACTGTTAACTAACACAGGCTTGTTAAGGGGAAAGGTTAGCGCGTCGGCATCATCAGCCGTGGCCACAAGGCCAATCACGCTAGCGGGTAGCACTTCAATAGGGCGATTGGTGTTTTCAAGAAAAAACTGTTCAACACCGTGAAGATAATCTCCGGCCATAGCTATAAACTCCATTGTGATAAAAAGAAGCCATGGTCGCATCGATGCGACCAGGGCCATAAATTAAAGGGTTAAAAAAACCGCCTTTAGGCGGTTAGTTATTCGGGTTTAACTGGCCAGACAATGTCGTCCGGGTTATCCGTCGATTGTGGCAAGTCGCGCAACGCTTGACGGTATTCGGCAAACTCGGCTTTCTTTTCAATAGATAACGGGCTGTCAGGCATTTGTGTGTAATCAGTGTCACTAATAAGACGATCTCTTGATTTACGTATAACATCCCATTTTTCAGACTTAACCGCGGTATTTACTATATCTTCTGGCACTCCATTCTGAATAAGTTCAGATGGAGAAAAACCAGTCCAATTTTTGCCACCAAAAATAATGCTTATCATAACAACCTCTAATTATCAGTGAATGTCGCTTCAATAGTAACGGCGCGGCGAGATAACTTAATGTCATCATTAGTTACCCCCCCATTCCCTGAAAACTTGAGCATACCAACACCTCTAATATTAGTAGTATTCAGTAATGCATCAGCCCTAGAAGCCGCCCAACCATCAAGTGAAAAAATCGCAAGGCTAGGAATTGCACATATATAATTTACGCTCAGAAGAGACGCGAAGCCCAGCGCTACGCTAATAAACGCTCTTGTATTTGGATGATTATAATGTGTAAGCGCTCTATGTTCCGCTGACGCATAATCTATTTCGACATCCCCATTATAAATATAAAACTGGGAGTAAACGTCACAAATAATAGTCTGATTCAATGTGAAATACGGATCGGTTGCAGACGTCCAAGCAGTCTTTTGTGCTGTTTTAACAATCCACTTGTGATTTTTCAAATCTATATACAACTTCTTTGATTTGTTAACTGTTAATTGCTGATTTTCTACAAGGCTTGGATTATTTCCATATAAGTTAGTGATGTTACTCAAACAGCGAACAATAACTGTTCCGCCATTTGGAACTAAGCTCAAAGCTTTATAAATACTTTTGACAGGCGAGTTTACAGTGCCGTTGTTAGAATCATTTCCTGTTTCATTATTCAAGAAAACTTCTTTATTCATTTCACTAAAAATAGCGATAGACGCCGCCGCCTCTACCTGTGCGACCTTTTGGTCAATCTGTCCAATCTTCGTATTCACGGCCCCGGTTAAGGCGTTAGCCGATGCCACCAGGGCGGTGACTTGTTGCTCTAAACTCATGGTTTAAGCTCCTATGTTGTTAATTTGATTTGCGCCATTGGTAAACGCCGTTGTGAGTTGGGACAGTGCGTCGCCGACTTCTGTTTCCAACGCTTCTAAACCCGATTGAGGGGCGTAGAATGCCGGATTATTACCACCAAACAGCGCCGAATCTGCCGCCTTTTCACCTTTCAGCAAAAAGCGCGCGTCGGCGACTGTCATAGTGTAAACCGTGGTGATATTGGCTTTTTTACCTAACTCGGCGGTCATAGTGGCCGCAAAGTCGGGGTCATTGCCTAACGCCTCGGCTAACTCGGTTAACGTGTCCAGCGCCACCGGGGCCGCTCCAATAACCGCTTGAATACGGGCGTCAACTTGGGCCGGGGTTAAGGTGTCCACCTTATCGGCTTTATCCGCCAGGGCGGCAACCGTCACCACTAAAGTAATGTTTTCCGAACCATTGAACGCGGCGGCTCCTTCCGCATCACCCGCCAAGGCAATTTGACGGGCAATTTTTAACTTACTGGCCGTGGCCGCATTTGCGCCCAAGGTTTTTAGCGGATCGTCAATGTGCGTTTTTTGGTATACGTCGACGGCATTTGCCTTGTTGCGTAGCTTGCCGTCAATCACTCCCATTAAGTTATTCACCGACGCTATCATGTTGGTGATTTTAGTCGCTAATCCCATTTATCCCCCTTGGGCCGATATTGCGCCCGCATGAAAAGCGAACGCATCATCTAAACCCTTAACTAACTGTTCAAGGTCAAGGCTGGCCGTACTGGCCAAACCTAAAGCACCATTGGCGGCTTGCTCTGCTCTTGCTGCGGCGGCTAATACATCTTCGGCGACCGTGCCAACGGGGCCTTGCACCCCGGCGCTTATCACAAAGAAATGGGGCTTTGCGGTTATGCTGACATGGGTTTGGCTTTTGCCGCGGCTAACCTGTACCACATGGCGAACCGCGCTAGACAACACCACTTGAGTTTGTGAATTAACCACTAAGCCCCCTCAAGGATCACCCCTTCAGATATCGCCACAAACCCCGACATCAGCGAATAAACATCACCGGACGGGAAATAAACACGCAATTCATAGGCAACCTTACCAAGCACAAAGCTTTTTAAGCCGCGGGTTTTGCTTGGGTGGATCGACACGTCAATCTTGCCCGTGTTGTCACCCTCAGCCCCGGCGTTTAACACTATGCCGTCACCTTCGGTTTTAGCTTGCGCTAACAGCTTGCCGGACGCGATTTCGCGCATTTGAAAACACGCAGTACAGCCCGTGATATCGACAGGGACTAATTCGCCCCCTTCGGTCTTGGTCTGCCAGGTTAAATCAAAGGCGAATGTCGTTCCGGCCGTAAACTGTAAATCTGTTGCGGCCATAACGCCCCCTATTGACTGCGTTCAAGGTCCATCACACGAAACAACAACTGAGTGTGACGCGCCATGTTATCGACCGCGGCGGCGGCATTAGCGGCTTGATGTTCGCCCCAAGCGGCTAACGACAAATTAGCGCCCGTTCCCTGCACTGTGACCGACTGGGCGGGCAATGCAGCCAATACCAAATCAAAGGCCAGCAATAACGGCACGGCGGCGGATTTATAAGCCAATGGCTGACTATCAGACCACACAGCTAACATGGTGCCATCAGACAAGATAAAACCGATTTCTCTTACCCAAAATTCCGTTGCACCATCGGCCAGGGCCGTGACATGAATTTGAGTGTCATTAATGCGCTGACCGTCCGCAATTGGGATCCGCATCTTTTCACGGACTAAGCCGATTTCG